ACTAACTCCCGACCATGGAGCCCGTCAAACAAATATAGGTGCGGGGATAAGAGGGGGTGTACTAAGTAGAAACTTACACCTCCCGATCTACAATAGGCGTAGTTCCAAGCGATTTGTTGGGCGGATATATTTATCGCGTTAGTTTTAGTAACTTTAAGTTCAACCCAGAACGGGATGGACTCTACACATATGTGAACGTCTGGAACGCCCCCGCCATAACGATTTTCAATCCGTGTGATGTTCCAGTTTGGGGGTATCTTTGATTTTATTCTGTTCCAAAGAAGTGTCTCTGGTTTCTGACTCATTTAGGACCTCATACTCTGCATCCACGAAAGCATGTGGATGTGACTTTCTAAGTTCTTCGAGCCTAGATTCTATCTCTTGGCGGTCCATATTTTCAATAGCGTGATAGTGATTTGTTTCTCTCCTATCAGTAGTAAGACCACCCAGAGCTGATCTAGTTTTCTCAGCATTGATTGCTGCGGAGAATTGACCGGCCTCCTCCGCATTCATAGACAAGTCTCTCAATCGTTTGAGCTGACCCATAAGAGTAACGCCGTAACGCTTCTCTCTGTCCTCTCTTAACTCAGTGATGTATTCGGCTACATGTGGGAACAAGCTGGCATCTAAAAGTTTAAAAGCTTGGATACGGGCGTTACCATCTCTGTTGGAATACCCTGCTAACTTAGCGCAGCCGGCGTTGGAGTTAACGCCATCAACAAAATGTTTAGCAAATTCTTTCTGCCGATTAGTCAGCTTCCGCCCGTGGGCTTCTTCTATTTCTTCAGCTTTAGTATCAACACGTCTTTTCATAGGCCTCTATATACCATCAATTTCAAAAGAGAACATCATTATGTTAAAGATGAGATCCAACAACGGTTAGAAAAGTGTAACGAAAGGTATGTTTATGTAACGAACTGTAACGGGTACTGTAACGAGTAGTATTTAATACTACCAGTAACTTAACTACTGTTTTGAAGTACTGGTTACACTTTTACACTTTTTTACACCCATATTTTTATTTTAAAAACTTTTTTTTCAAATGAGCTGTATATAGTGACGACTGCGACGAGACCGTTATCCCTGGTCAATGAACCATGATCCGTCCCCCGGTAACCGTCCCCAATGATCTATGTAACATGGTAAAATAATCGTTGACATCGAAACCCCTGTGAATTAATGTCATAAATGTACCAAGAAAGTACACAACAAGTCGTCAACAACTACGGAGATAATACTATGACATCAATAAAAGATCTATTTCAGTACAGCCCTGTCAAAAATGATAATTGGCAGAATGAGGACGATGAGTATGTCTTCAACGCTGATAATAACATCACTATTCAAATATGTGATGGCGGTTCTTTTTTCTCAGTTAATCAATGGAACGAGGACGAAGGAACACAGACACATCATAAAATTTTTGACCACCTCGGAAACGCTATGAATTATGTCGTCAATGTTGTTGATAAGGGAGAAACATTATGTCGTTAGATTTTGAATACCAGCTTCCATCGGGACAGGTTGTTTTGGTTGAGGCAGAAGTTACCGAAGGAATGCGGGGCATGGCTCAGACAACTGAGTTTGCTGGAGAGCCTGACGAAGATCCAGTTATCGAATTACTTTCCACCACCATCGAAGGTAAGGACGTTGACCTTGAGGGTCTTTGGTTCAGGAAGCACCGTGACATAACCATGATCAATGTAATTGAAGACATGGAAGACAAAGCTTGGGAGGAATACAGTGACTGATAAGTATACAATTGAGCATAACTTTTCATACGGCTGGGATTTATTGAATGATCAGGAGCTGGATATTTATGACACGAGGGCGGAGGCTCAAGATGCTATTGACGAAATCGTGTATCAGATTGGTGACAGTGACTCAGAAGATTACAGGGTAAAGGAAATACTCTTAACATTAACAGATTGGGAATTAGAACAGGTAGAAGCATTTGCTACTTACATAGCTCAGTCGGTGGCACGGGCCGCAGTTTTACCGGAACCAGAAGGGTCTGACCTAACAGAACACGGTCAGGAAGTCTTGAGGAACGTGTGGATGTCCAAAGCTAATTATTATTTCGGAAAGCTGGAAGAAATTTTTAGGCCATCCGATCAAACGATTGCACGGCGTTATCTTACAGAATGAAGAATGCATCTCTTATAGGAAGGAGAGTTAACATGAATAACCAAGTCATTTCACTGTACGATTTTACGGGCGAAGCTTTGCGTCCATGGGCAGAGGCTGGGTATCAGTGTTTCGCTTACGATATACAGCATAATCCAAGTCCGATGGGTCCGATGCAACCGTCTAATTTTGAGCCCTTTGACGGTGGTGGGAATATCTTTTTCATCCACGCTGACTTATACGACCCTGAGACTTCGCTTAAAATTATCTCCCGTCATAACAACAAAGTCGTTTTTCTGTCGGCCTTTCCCCCATGCACTGATCTAGCGGTCAGTGGTGCTATGTGGTGGAAGAAGAAGGGCGAGGCTAATCCTGACTTTCAAAAGGATGCCGCCAGCCACGTTGAGCGGTGTGCCATGGTCGGTGATGCGTTTGACTGCCCTTACTACATAGAGAACCCCATTGGTGCTTTGACAAGGTTGTGGCGTAAGCCCGACCACAAGTTCGACCCGTGTGACTTTGGTGGCTACTTGTCAGAGGACGATGTGCATCCACGTTGGCCTGAGATCATTCCGCCAAGGGATGCCTACCGCAAGAAGACCTGCCTTTGGGTTGGCAATCGGTTCAAGATGCCTACTCACAGGCAGGTGGATCATGAGACAATGGTCTTTGACCGCAAGGATCCGAAGAAGGGAAAGAACTTCTCTCCCATTTCGGGGAAGACAGGTGGCAAGTCTGCGAGGACGAAGAACATCCGCAGCGCAACGCCACGAGGTTTCGCCAAGGCGGTGTTCTTCGCTAACGCAATGATGGAGAAAGACGGTGATCAGGACATTTGTTCATGGAACTACTTTAACCCTCACCGGCAGTTTGAGAACTGGATGGAATGCATGACCATTTCACAATTTAAATAAACCCAGAAAGGAGAGAGCTATGTTTATCGGAGCAAAATTTTATTTGAGAGAAGGCAAAGAAAGAGAAAGCACGTTGGGCTACAAGACTATTGAGATCAAGGAACGTGTTTTACATCATACGAAATGTTTCAATAAGGAATCTGAAGATTGGCCCCCGCATTACACAATTACCTCTTATGAATACATTTTTCAATGTCTGGTAAATGATGACGATACAGCTCAGATAATGGAAGAAGAACTTGAGTCTGAGATCACCCATGGAATTTATAGTTTGGGGAGAGAGGAATGAAAAAGACGTACAATCAGGAACAGGTTTCTATCCGGGTCGCTTGTCGTACCGACTTGAACAAGGCTCAAAAGTTAATGTCTGTGCGGATGGGTTTCAAGTTAACTCAGAACCAAGTTATTCAAAGACTTTTGAGGTTATACATAGAGGAGAAACCCAAATGAAGATATGTCACATATGCCATGGCAATGGATACTTGAGAAGGAAGGGTTTTGAACCAGCCGTTGATCCTTCAGCTACTGAGGTTGACGGTATATTGCAGAACGCCAGCCCTAATATCAAACAATGCTATCGATGTAAATCGACAGGAGAAGTATCGAATGAGATCGGAACCGGATGAAACTGAAAACCAAGTTGATGATAGCAAGTTGTCGGCTTTTGACATTGAACCTGAACCAAAGAAAAGGAGAAAGAAGATGGGTGTAGAATTTTACGTGATGATTGCGTTGGGCAGCCTTCTTGTAGGTCTGTTAGCGAGTTAAGGAGACATATGATGTATATAAAAGAAGAGTTTGACAGAGTAGTTGATAGAATAAGTCTTGCTAGGGAACAGGCTAAAAATCCTGAGTTCAAAATGATGTGGGATTACAAGCTAAGAGTTTTGCTCAAGGAAAAATTAGGCAGTAAAGAATGAGAAGAGTTAGTTGGTTTTCATGTGGGGCAGCATCAGCCGTGGCGACAAAACTGTCGTCACCTGATGTGATTGCCTATTGCGAAGTCGGATCTGAGCACCACGACAACAAACGCTTTATGGATGATTGCTCTGTCTGGTTTGAGAAAGATATTACGCTTCTGAAGAATCCAAAGTTCAAGGACACTTGGGACGTGTGGGAGAAACGTAGATACATATCTGGCATCGGCGGTGCTCCCTGCACCATGGAACTTAAAGTTGCTCCCAGGCTTGCCTTTCAAGAACCTGATGACATCCACATATTTGGTTACACGGCAGATTCTTCAGATGTTAAACGAGCGGACAGCTTAACAGAAAACTGGCCTGAGTTAACGTGCGAGTTCCCTTTGATCGAACGAGGTTTGACAAAGGTGTCTTGTATGGCAATCATTGAAGACGCTGGAATGAAGTTGCCTGAGATTTACAGCTTTGGATTTCCAAACGCTAACTGCGTTCCATGTTGCAAAGCAACAAGTCCTGACTACTGGGCCATGGTCCGAAAACACTTTCCCGATGAGTTTAACCGAATGGCTGAGTTAAGCCGAGAGTTAGGTGCTAGACTAGCACGGGTCAATGGTGAGAGGGTCTTTATCGATGAAGTTCCAAAAGATCAAAAGTTGACGAAACCTCTCGCGCCAGATTGCGATTTTCTTTGTTCTTTAACAGAACAGGATTTAGACAAATAAAAAATATATTTGCCCTACCTTTATTGTTACTAAGTGTTACAGCAGCCAAGGCTGATGATCGAATTTGTTTGGCCGAGGCTATGTACCACGAGGCCCGTGGTCAGGGAACCTTTGGCATGTTAGCTGTAGGCATCGTCATCAAGAACAGGGTTAAGCACTCTGATTACCCCAACACTATCTGTGGTGTTGTCAGGCAAGGCCGACACTGGAAAGGTGTTCCTATCCGCAATAGATGTCAGTTTAGCTATTGGTGTGATGGACAACCTGAGATTTTCCTAGAGAGAGAAAAATGGAAGAAGGCGGACAAGAAGGCCTGGGTGTCGTCTTTCAGGACAGCATATACTTTACTATCAACAGAGATTTATATTCTTGGCTTGGAGAATGCTACTCACTACCACACGTACAGGGTCAACCCTACGTGGTCTAAGTCATTACAATTCTGTTCTAGGATTGGGGCTCATCTTTTTTACGAATAGCGTCTAGTTCATACCCCATGGCGACCAAAAGACTTTCAACCTTGTAGATTGAAGGTTCAATGATTTTACACTTCTCGTAGTTTTCAATGGTGCTTGATCCGACACCAGATAAAGAAGAAAGCTCGGTTCTGGTAAGTCCTGACTCTTTTCTTATATCTGATAATATTTTAGACCAATGTTCTTTTAGGTCGTTCATTTATTCTTGTCAGTGTTCTGTCACGTCAGACTTATCCCAATCATCTAGTAATCCATTATAAGAGGAATTATCGTCACCCTCCATAATACCTATGGTAGCTGTCATGAGTTTACTCATCATATAAATGACTTTATTTATTCCTACTTCAGCTACAGCAGTCTGTATGGCTAATCTAAAGAGAACAATGGCTTTTGATTCCTCTGATAGATTATCTTCTTTGATGACCGCCAGTGACATTTCTTCATAGAAATTATCTAGTAATTCTGTTTCCAACTCTGCTTTGTTCTCTTGAATTCCCATTTTACTTCTTTCCTCTTCCATAAGCTAATCTCAACTCAACATCTGTTGGGGCATTCTGAGCCATCTCAACCAAAAATGAAATCTGTTGAGCTGGGGAACGCTGGTTTTCTTTTGCCAATACCAATAACTTTTCCCAAGAGGGGATTGGAACAGCAACACTTTTGTATCGTTTAATATCAGGCATATCGTTATCCTTTATTCAGGTAGTTTAAGTTTCCATAAAATGTATGGCTCACCGCAGACATCGTCACACGTTTGAGCTGTAATGGACTCAGAGTTAGGATCAGGTGGAGATTTCCCGACATAATGCCAAGTGGCTCCTTGATCCATCTGTTCTTCGGCAGTATCAAAAAATTGTTTGTTATCGGTTACAAATAGACTGCCAACTGCAATCATAAAAACTAAAATTAATTCCACAATACTTCTCCTTTTCTATGTTCTCTTTAATTTCTGTAGCGTCTTCCAGCTTATCACTGAGGTTAGAGGCTGCTTAAACCGGACTTCGTCAAAGACTCTCCCGTCCATGACTTTATGAAAATGTTCTTCTCGAGCATCTACCCCCTTGATATGATCGGGCCATCCTCGATTAATCTTCTGGGCTTTCAAGCCGCCAAGCTTTGAAGATCTTGGTTGAAACCCCTGTTTCTTTTGAGACATCATTATATTAATTCTCCTCTCATGTAAGCCACGCTTTTAATTCTTCGCCCATAACGGTAGATGCAATATCCATTTTGTTACGAAGTGCTTTAACGATCTTCTCGTCAATAGTTCCCTCAGATATAAAGTCGATGTAGGTGACATGGCCTGTCTGACCAATTCTGTGCGCTCGGTCTTCCGACTGCATACGAACAGCCAAGTCAAAACTGTTGGCAAAATAAATAACAGTGTTGGCTGCGGTTAATGTAATTCCATAACCACCAGTTTGAGGATTACCAATAAAGAACCGTGCGTCACCATTCTGAAACTGCTCAATAGCATTTACACGTTCATCATCTTTGGTGTCACCAAAATAAGATACCGTGGAACCTGGGCCATGGGCTTTGGTCAGGGCTTCGGTAATACGCTTCACGTCATACCTGAAGCGCGACCAGATTATAGCTTTACCTTCGACCTCTTCGAGGCAGTCCATTAGTTCGTTTATTCTATTGTCTTTTATTTCTACGAACTCACCACTGTCTGATTTTATGTGGCCTGACAAAACCTGTTGCATCCTGAGAAGCTGGGTCATGACATTGTTGGCCGTCATGAACTCATCATCATCTATGTGAGCCATGGCAAATTCCTTGAGCTCCGAATAGATTCTTTGTTGATCGTCTGTGAGGGAGATGTTCCGCTGCGTATAAATCTTTGCAGGTAGATCAAGACATTCATCTTTCGTGATACGGCTTGAGAACCCTTTAAGAAGTACGCTAAGGTTCTCAAGGTTTCGGTAACCTACGATACGATTAAACGAATGTGACCCAACGTGTTGTTTCTTCATGATGCAGTATCGATATTGAAACTGAAAGAAGTTATCTCCGCATTC